ACAACGTTGCTGTTAGCCCACTACCGTCTTTAGACAGTCCCTTTTATTAAATTTTTATGTGTTTATGTTGGGATAGTAGGGGGCCCTACACAATTTCTCGTTAGCAAACACGCATTCCCGGTAAACCGGCATGTTGCTCGAATTTGACTTCACTAGGTAGCAGTCTTTAACTGCATTTTTATGAAGACCCTTTTGCACCTAAGTCAAAAACTAGGTGACTAACACGTCACGACGCTCACAACACCTCCCAGCATAACTATGTCTCCTTCCGCCCCATCATAAATGAAATAGGACTGTGGGTGTATTCTAGACCCACGAAGGATAGGCACAAAGGCTGATCCACTTAGAGTATACATATTGTATCCGCTGAGTGGTGCATCACCGGGCGAAACTTTGTTTGGAAAAGAGATGTAAGGTGAACTCGCAATTCTCAATTCAAATTGAGAAACTAGTGGATGCACGTCAGTGAGACGGCAAGTAGACTTACCAAGAAGCGTAACTTGCCATCTAACATCATAGACAGCATTGTTGGGCGAAACCCAATCACCACCAGTGATATTCCAGCCACTTAAATTCATTGGAACCAACTCACGATATGGATTATATGAGTTGATACTAAATGGCATGGTCGTAGGAGCCACATCTGTGAAATCGTACTCAACAAAAGTTGAGGATTCAGGAAGGGCTGAATACGGAAGAAAGGTTTGGGAGACAAAATAGGGCAATGAAAAACGCTCAATAGGCTGTAAAACATCCTTAAGCGTTACGTTGCCACGTATTCTGAGCTCTCCAATCTGACCAGTTGGTGTGCCACTGGTCGCAACGTAAAGACGACCAATGTCACACAACCGGGGATCGGCACCAACGGGTATGGGCCCTTCGCGAACGTAATTATAATTACGCTTGCGAGTGACACCAGCCACGTCAAAGCCTATATATTCATGCGGCATACCATCAGAGTGTATGGAGTTGTTTTCCATCTCCGCTACACTCTCTGGGTCCGCAATTTCCAAGCCCTCAAGATCACATGACATCATCACTTTGCCTGTGGCTGTGAACTGCGAGATTGTCGGGCAGTAATAGATTTCACACGATCCAAAGACATATCCTTGGTAAAGTTTAGCTTTTTGTGCGAGAATCGGGAAGACGTCAGGCAATCCGGGATTGAGATCGAAGGCTTGCACGGAAAAACCAGTCGAACCTTGAACTGTGTCAATAAGCTCATCGAACTCCTGGTGGGAATCCTTATCAGGTTGGTTCTGCGATTTACTCGCATCAGACCGTAACCTCGCATGAATCTTTGGGCCTCTCGCGTAAGCGATTGGCGCAAAGGCATCAGCATCAGGGACCCACTTGGCTTTTCCGGCGAAGCCGGTGAGAGGGTTGTAACTGGCTGAGGCAGAGAAGGAGTTGGCTGATTTAGTTTTACCAGATTTGCCTCCACTTTTGCCTGCAGGAGCAGTCTTTCCAGCGTGTTTAACCTTAGCTGGAGTTGATTTTGGCTTATGTTCGATAATAACGAGCTTTTCTCGTTTTCCATTTTTCGACATAAGTAAGTTCAAAATTTATTTTGTAAAATTACGCAGGCTTCTTGAAGGACATCCGAAGGCCATCCTACCCGCTGTAAAATTCGGATAACGACCATGGGATCAAGAACTCCCATGCGTTTGGAATGACGAAGCTCCTCAAGATGAGACATGAGGGCCTCGTGATAATTTGCTCGGAGATCGAACAAATTTGCGAGCGATTTAGAGTAATTCGAGGGACACGCCAAGCCGGTGTCCAAGTCAAAGAAATGGGAACACCAGTTGGCGCGCAATTCCCCTCGTTCATTACGCTTAATATGCTCGACGTCAGTGACGACAAAACCAATCTTGCGGTAAGCTTCTTTCATAAGCTCATCGCTATCAAACTGGTTTGATTCCACACAATCGTCACCCATGGCCATGGCAGGAACATAAATGCTCTTGCCCGATACCACTGAAATGGCGGTTGGGAGTGTGGATCTCACGACGGAATTGTCGGAAGCAGTTGTGTATTTTCCGCTCTGAGTGAGGCGGATGCCCCAAGCGGTAAATTTAAACACACGGCCGTCCGAAGTAACGTAATAACAGGCATCTTGGCCAAGATTTAAATTGATGATCATATTAACCAAGGCTGGTGAGGGATTTCTAAAACGAGCAATCCTACAACCAACCATGATCCAAAAAGAAAATTCATTACAACTGAAATCAAAAGCCTGAATGTCTGAACCAAGCGGATTCGGAATATTCTCTTTGACAAACTTGCATACATCGGCCAGGCCCGAATCGGTCGTGTTCCAACCTGGCTTAGCCGGGTTGTTGTTCACGTACTCGATGTCAGCCTCATTAGCTTCTTGATTTAAGACTTTTGAGGCGATCTGGAAATGCAATGGTACTGAGATAATAATACGAAAACGTTTCTGAGCAAACTTCGTCTCGTTGTGTGGCTCATCCTTAATAAAGACTCGACACAACTCGGATTGAAATTTTTCAAAACGCTCCTCTTGGGTTAACGTGTAATCAACAGGTTGTGCATAAATGAGAAGCAACTCTACAACAGCAGCTACTAACTCACAATACATGTTCTGAATAACCTCACCATTTGTCTTGAAATACATTTGGAAAGGGTATCCAGGGGAGCCCTGATAATTTAGCCCACCCTTGGCTAACACAAGCTCGGTTCTAATCGTAAGACTCTCTCTGTCTGTTGGAAAAGAATCGACTTGTGGAAATTTGTCCTTCACTATATTTACAATTTCACTTATTTTTGGTTTTAATTGTTTTTCATAATACTCCCTATCTACACCGACATACCTCTTGCATTGTGCAAGGAGGCTGTCTATTTCTGATTGGGAGTCGCGGGGAGGGGCCCTGAGCCGGTTTGCGGCTGCACCGAGTTGGCAATCTGCACAATCGGGGCCCCACCCTTTGGAGTGACAAACGCTACAGGGGGTGGCAAGGGTATCCCCATAGAGCTCAGATAGGCTCGGACTTGGTCCTGAACTTGCTGATTCATCTGGGTTTGCTGAACCGAATCGCGCAACTTGCGATTCTCCTCCTGCAACTGCTGATATTTTGTCGGCTGCGCGTCGCGAGGGACTCGACTTTGCTTTGGGGGCAAAGGGTCTGATTGCGCTTGCGTGGCCGATTTGGACAAGTCCACAGCCTTCTGTTGTGATGACGACTTCTGCTTCTTTTTCGAAGCGAGTTCCGTCTGCACGGTACTTGGCAAGGACTCCTGTGAGTTGGAGGATGTAGCGGGTAAAGTAGGTTCCCCTCCCTTCACAGGAGGGGACGCCACGAAAACATCAGCTACAGGTCCTGCACCCACGGGCGCACTCTTTAAGGCCTTAACCTTCTTCGGAGCAACGAAATTTCTGACATCCGCATAAATTCGGTCCATGGTATACACGGCACCTTCTTTAGGGACGAAATTGTCAACAATGCTCTGAGAGTTGGCATAGTGCTTCAAAGGCACGTTTGAGTCAATAACGTTTGGAACGAGGTTGTGGATGTTGGGAACAGCCAACTCTCTTCCCGCGAGTTTAGTCTCATAAGCGCTCTCGCGCTTGGCGTCTCTATACTTCAATGCGCGCTCGGACACGACTCTAACGACAGCGTCGCCATAGTACGCATCCTCAACTTGACTATCGAGCTCGAGATCTTTGTAAGCCTTGTTGACCTCAATGTCATGGTAACCTTTTTCCTCATGCCAGCGGGCTCTATCCTCAAGTTCTCTGGCAACAGCAGCCTCATATTTTTCCATGAGAGCACGCTGCCAAGCACTGGGGGACGGTGATTCATTACCTTCCTGCTGTACAGGGGGAAGAATCATACCCGCCGGAGGAGGTGGGCCTGCGAGTGAGGCCAGGTTGGCCGCATAGTTGGTATTAAGAGGCGTGTAACAGCCGCCATGAATTCCAACGAGGAAGGTAGCTCCATTAAGGCGCTGAAACAAGGGAGTTCCGCTATCGCCCTTAATTGTATCACACTTGTGATGCAACACTTGGGCGACACGGCCTTGCGTGATGGCACTGGAGCTAGTAAACCAACGCCCTGACCTGTTGACGAAGCTAAATACTAAATTCATCAAACGGGCGGGTGCGATCTTAACAATCTTCAGCTTGGCATCCGCGAAGAAACTATCTTTCATACGAATGGTCACAAAGTCTCCTTCAACTTGATCCTTATCTCGATAAAGGGGGAGGAAACTAGGCTTAAGATAAGTAACGCCTTTGACTTGCACTAAATCAGTGCAATACTTCAAAAAAGTGAAGACATCGGCAGTTTTCCCATCCTCATGCATGTTGGCGACAGCATAGTTATTCTGATCAAAGCCACTTTGGCTTATGACATGACGTGCTGTCATCAACACTTTTATCGGACCACTTCTAGTCTCTATCTGAGTAGCGACAGCAGTGCCAATCTTGGTGAACACACCATCCTCGCTAATTTGGCCAATCAAACAAATATGTTGTGGGACCTTGGTGCAAGGAGTTAACTGATTCTCAAACTGGGCTTCTTGAACCGTAAGCTCAAGAGGATCCTCAATTGGAATGAGAGGAGGTGGCACAGCTGAGACAACAGCAACCACTTTGGTTGGATCAACGCTTGTTTGCGGCGCGAGATCTAACGTGATGGGCGGAGGCTCAGCTGGTGACACTTGCATAACCTCTGGACTGGGTCCAAAGCAATACTTGAAGAATCGCTGGACACACCAGATTGGTGCCAACATCAAGAGAGGCAATTTGATCACCTGCCAAAGAAATTTGACAACCACCTGTTTGATCCAGATGGAAACTTTGATCAACAAAATGGCAAGGATGATAAGGGTAACCAACCCAAGATAAACCTTAAGAAAAGTCCAAAGATTTTGCATATGGGATTGGTTTAAAACGTCAGAAACGAAAGTGGTAACGGAATCGTACCAAAAAACGTCCAAACGGGGAACATACTTAGGCAATGGAGAAGGTATCCCATTTGCAGCATGTCGCTGCTTTAGGGCCTCTTGAATTGCCGTCATGTTGAAAAGAGATGGTCTACCGGAGTCAGGCTTAAGAGCTTGAGCAACAGGAAGAAACAAATCTAACGTGAACAGGACCACACACCAATACAAGATAACCCAAAGAAGGTTTCTCGTAAAGTTGGCGATCCCATCCTCGACAACGGTTTCCTCTCCATCAACAGCGGAGACCTTGAAGGTTTCACGCTCGGACGGATCGGACCCGTGGGGGATGGTACGCTTGACCTCGTACCAATGGGAGGTCGGACCAACCCAATTTCTCCATTTAATAACTAGAGGAGTTAGGTCCAACGCAGGAAGGCAAGGGGGAATCTCAGTGATTTGCAGAGTCTTTATCAACATGCAAACAGCAACTTGGTCAAACATCTCGACCTGATGGTCATCGATGGTGATAGCAGAAGTCGCCCAAACTTGGGACATGCGTAACATGTAACAAAGCTCAGCAACACCACAGGGAATCTGGCACAATGCCGAATCCTTGAAAATAGCATCAAGCTTATGGTTTCCAAGGACATCCTGAAGCTGGCCAGCAAGCTGGGCAAGGAGCCGAGCCTCAGGAATGGTAGCAATTTCGACAATCTGGACAACATTATGCATGAAGTCCAAAATGACTTGGGAACAAACACCAATCATCTTCGCGACTTCGGTTACGTTGTCGGCAAAGCGCTCGAGTTTCTCGGCGATTGGCGTCGGTGGAAGAGTGGCGAGGAGCGCCTGACGGTGCTCCTCGTGAAAAGTGGCAAATCGGGCTTGGCAATGAATGCACAGCACCAAGGAACCAACCTTATACACTCGTGTGGCTTGGTGACAACAGTCGCACGTCCCTTTCGGGATAGCCACACATTGCCATTTACCACGCTGATAATGGGGCGCTAGGGGATTATCGAGGATTTCTCCACAATTATCACACGCAAACACCTCGTTTCTCATGCTCTTACTTTCCGGGTGCAAATAGCTAAATACCCAGGCAAAATTAAT